CTTGACCACCTCCACTCACACGGCTACGCAGGAAAGCAAATAAAATATAACACTTTAGAGGGTGTACCCCCCAAAATCGCATTGACTCTATATATATATGGATTACTTCCCACAGTGGAGGGGAAAATCGAGTTATTAACAGGTATTAATTGACTTTAATCCTTTAGGTTTGTAGAATAAAGGTATGGGAAAAATACTGACAGACAAGCAAAAAGTCTTTGTACAGCACTTTAGTCAAACAGGGAATGCAACTCAGGCAGCAAAGGACGCAGGGTACTCGGCCAAGACAGCAGAACAGCAGGGTTATGAGCTAAAAAACAAGCTATCTTTAGAAATAGAAAATGAAACTAGGAAGCTTATGGGATCTTGTGTGCCAATGGCAGTTGATAAGCTAAAAAAATTGGTAGAGGATGAAAGAATTAGTCCTTCGGTTAGACTGGGTGCTATTAATTCGATCTTGGACAGAACTGGTTATCAAACTACGCACAAAGTTGAAGATGTTACTGGTAAAAAATCTGACGAGGAATTACAAACAGAGTTAAATCATTTATTATCTTCTATTATGGTAGATAAAAAAGATATTAACTAAGGTTAATTATGCAACCTAACGCATTAAGACAGAGTTTTGAGGTCTTGCACCAGAAAGTAACTGCTATTATTTATTATTGTGGTACAACTTATAGTGAAGATGCAAAACTTATGCGTATAATTAGAGAGATTGCAGAGCCGTTGGATGATCTTTATAGCCATTATTGGGAGCTAGATTTAGAAATAATAAGTAAAGATGAGGATAATATACTAAATTGATGCTAGATTTACCTAATAAAAAATATAATACTATAGTTATAGACCCACCTTGGCAAATATCAATGTCGGGTAAAATAAAACATAGACCTAATAAAAAAACAAAACTAGATTATGTAACAATGAGTTTAGAAGAAATTAAATCTATTCCAATAAACCAGATTGCTAATACTGGTTGTCATGTTTATTGTTGGACAACTAATAAAATGTTAAAAGAAACTTTTGCAGTATTAGAATCATGGAATGTAAACTATCATTTAACTTTAGTTTGGACAAAACCAACTGGAATGATGCCTTGTTTTGGTTATAAATTTGGTACTGAATTTTGTTTGTTAGGTTTTTTTGGCAAACCTATGCAAAAATTTGTTAATATGGGCAAATTAAACTGGATTCATAAGATGCCACAAAAACCACATTCAACTAAGCCACAAGAATTTTATGATTTAATACAAACTATGTCGCCAAAACCTAGTTTAGATATGTTTGCTCGTAACAAAAGAGATGGGTGGGATGTCTGGGGTAATGAAATTGAGTGAACAATTAGAACGTGCAGTAGAAATAGCTAAAGAATTAGAACGTAGAAAAGCTACAAATAAACTAGCAGACTATAAACCTTATAAATATCAACAAAAATTCCACAATACTGTAGCATCGCAAAGATTACTTATGGCAGGAAATAGGATAGGTAAGTCGTTTTGTGGTGCAACAGAACTTGCGTACCACTTAACAGGCAAATATCCTGACTGGTGGGAGGGGAAAAAATTTGATAGACCTATTAGGGCATGGGCAGGTGGCTCATCTAACGAAACAACTAGAGATATATGCCAAAAAGAACTAGTAGGACAACCCGATGACCCGTCAGCTAGGGGTACTGGCTCTATACCACTTGATTTAATTGGCGAGGCTACAAGAAAACCAGGTGTACCTAATGCTCATAACTCTCTTGTTATCAAACACGTTACAGGTGGTTGGTCAAGGTTAGGGTTTAAGGCATATGAAATGGGTAAAGAAAAATGGATGGGGGAAGCTGTAGACGTAGTATGGCTAGATGAAGAACCACCACCAGCAATATATAGCCAAGCATTAACAAGAACTGCAGATAGAGGAGGCATTGTATTTATGACCTTTACTCCTGAAAACGGAATGACAGAAACAGTTGCACAATTTGTAAACAATTTAAAACCAGGACAAGCATTAGTACAAGCTGGGTGGGATGATGCACCTCATATGACACAAGAAGTAAGAGATCAAATATTAGCTGCTTTGCCACCACACGAAAGAAAAATGAGGGAACAAGGTATACCACAACTAGGTTCTGGTCTTGTATTTCCTATTTCAGAAGATGATATAATATGCGACCCAATAGAAATACCTACATATTGGCCAAGATTATGTGGCATTGACTTTGGGTGGAATCACCCTACTGCTGCTGTGTGGATTGCATGGGATAGAGATGCAGATATAGCATACGTTTATGACAGTTATGCTATGCGACAGGAAGCTGTGCCTATCCATGCATCTGCAATTAAAGGTCGAGGAAACTGGATACCTGTTGTCTGGCCTATGGATGGTAGACAAGCAGATAAAGGATCTGGTAAATCGCTTACAGAACAATATAGAGCAGAGGGTTGCAATATGTTGCGAGAACATTTTAGTAATCCACCATCGCAAGGACAAAGAGATGGCACAGGTGGTGTGTCAGTTGAAGCTGGAATACAAGAAATGTATACCCGTATGCAGACAAAAAGATTGAAAATATTCAAAAATCAAGATAAACTATTACAAGAACTGCGTATGTATCATCGTAAGGACGGAAAAATTGTACCGATCAATGATGATGTTATTTCTGCAATGAGATATTGTGTTATGTCGTTAAGGAAATCTAGGATTAAAAATTATCAACCTAGTTACATACAAGCAGAAAGTGAGTTTAATGTTTTCGCATGAGGAAAGAACACAAGAGTAAGACTGGAGGTTTAACTGCAAAAGGCAGAGCACATTTTAAAAGAACAGAAGGTGCTAATTTAAAACCACCAGTAAGCAAAGGGAAAAACCCTAGACGTGTTAGTTTTGCTGCAAGATTTGCTGGAATGAAAGGACCTATGAAAGATAGTAAGGGTAGGCCAACAAGAAAAGCATTAGCTTTAAGAAAATGGGGATTTGGGAGTGTAGCAGCAGCTAGAAGTTTTGCTGCTAATAATAAGAAGTCATAGGAGAATTGCAATATGCCAATGGGTAAAGGAACATACGGAAGTAAAAAAGGTAGACCACCAAAGAAAGGTGGACTTACAGCAGGTCAAAAAAAATTACCAGCTACACTTAAAAGTAAAATTATGAAAGCGAAGAAAAAGAGGTAAATATGTCAATATTAACAGAAAGAAAAAATAGACCAAAAATGCAAAAACCAAACCTTTTTGAAAAGTTTCAACAAAAATTAAGAGATGCAGGAATGAAAGCACCAAGTTATACTACTATGAGAAATATTTTACAAGATTCTCAAAAAGAAAGACGACAAAGAACAACGAGGAAAAAATAATGGCAAAACCAGGACTATACGCAAATATAAACAAAAGGAAGAAAGCAGGTACAAGTAGACCTAAATCTAAATCTACTATATCCTCAAAAGCATATGCAAATATGAAAGCTGGTTTTCCTAAAAAGAGGAAAAAATAATGGGTGGAGTAGCGAGAGTTTTTACAGCTCCTTTCAAAGCTGTTAGTAAAGTAGCTAAAAGTTTAACAACAGGTGGAAAGAAAAAAAGAGTTAAAAATTTGCAAAAAATAGCTTCAGTAACACAAAGTCCAATTGCAAGGACTGCTCAACAAACTTCTGCAAGATTAGGGTCAGCATATGGCACAACATCTACTTTGTTAGGTGGAGCAACTGGAATTACTGAACAAGCCAAAACATCGAGAACTTTATTGGGATCATAATGATAAAACCAGTATTTGATGAATCTAAAAAACAAGAATTTTATGATTGGATATCGCCTAGAGCAGATATTGAAACAGATGATTATGAAATTATAGGTTTTGTAGATGAAAAAAATAATACTGTAGGTGCAATATTGTTTTGTAATTATGATGGCAATAATATTTATGTTCATATTGCTGCAGATACACCAAAAGCAGTTCAAAGAAGATATATAAAATTAATGTTTGATTACATATTTAATCAAGTTAATTGTCAAAGAGTAACTACAGTTTGTTTGCCTAGTAAAACCAGAAGTAAAAAATTAATAGAAGGTGTTGGTTTCAAACAAGAAGGATTACTAAAAAATTATTTAAAAAAAGAAAATCAATTGCATGATGTGATAATATACGGGATGCAAAGAGAGGAGTGTATATGGGTTTCTTAGGAAGTATATTTGCACCTAAAATGCCAAAACCACCACCTATTGATACAAGTTTGAGAGATCGTGAAGCTGCTTCTGAAGCAAAATTAGCAAAAGCAAAACAACGAGCTTTATCTTCTGGTAGAATGGGTATGAGTTCTACTATACTTACAGGTGGTCGAGGTGTTACAGATGAAGCTGAAACAGGTCGTACCTTATTAGGTGGTTTGTAGTGGAAAAATTTAATTATTTTAAAAAAAGACTAAACTCTATGTCTAGCACTAGAGGTACATGGGAAGATCATTGGCAAGAAATACTTGATTATGTTATGCCAAGAAAAGCTGATGTTACTTTTACTAGAACAAAAGGCGACCAAAGAACAGAATTATTATTTGATTCTACTGCTATGACATCTACTACTTTGTTAGCTGCAACTATGCAGGGCACTTTAACATCACCATCCTTACAATGGTTTCATATTAAAATAAGAGAAACTGAAATAAATTTAGACAGAGATGTGCAACTTTGGTTAGAAAATTCTGCAAAACGTATGTACGATTTATTTAATCAAACTAACTTTAATTCAGAAGTACACGAACTTTATCTTGATTTAGTTGCTATGGGAACAGGTTGTTTGTTTATTGAAGAAGGCAATAAAGGTTTTGCTATAGATCAAATACATTTTAAAGCAATGCATATTTCTGAATATTATATACAAGAAAATATTTCTGGTTATGTAGATACTCTTTATAGAAAATATAAATTATCAGCTCGACAAGCTGTGCAAGAATTTGGAAAAGATAACCTTGGCGAAAAAGTATTACAAGCTGCAATAGACAAACCAGATAAACAATTTAATTTTATTCATGCTGTAGAACCTACTGAAGATTATGAAAGAGCAATGGGTAAATCTAATACTAAATTACCATTTCATTCATGTCATGTATGTGAAGAAGATAAAATGGTTGTACGAGTAGGAGGATATAACGAGTTTCCTTATCTTGTACCTAGATGGTCAAAAGCAACAGGCGAAATATATGGACGTTCTCCATCTTATAATGCATTACCAGATATTAAAACACTTAATAAAGCAGTAGAAATAGGACTTAAAGCATGGGCAAAATCTATTGACCCACCACTTTTAGTACAAGATGATGGTGTAATAGGTAAAGTTAGAATGACACCTGGTGGTATAACTGTTATAAGAAACGATGCTGCTGTAAAACCTTTACAAATTGGTGCTAATTGGCAAATAACAGATTTAAAAGAAAACCAATTAAGAACAGCAATACGTCAAGCATATTATTCTGACCAACTACAATTACAAGATGGTCCACAAATGACTGCTACAGAAGTACAAGTAAGATACGAACTTATGCAAAGACTACTTGGACCTACACTTGGTAGATTTCAATCAGAATTTTTAAACCCACTTATAGAAAGAGTATTTGGAATTATGAGTAGAGCAGAAGCATTTTTACCTACACCAGATATTCTTGAAGGACAATTAATTGATATTGATTATGTTGGACCTTTAGCTCGTTCACAACGAATGGAAGAAGCAGTTGCTGTTGAAAGATTGTATCAATTAGCTATGCAAATAGGACAACTTGATCCAGCTACTATGGATATAATAAATCACGATGAAGCAATAAGAGCAAGAGCAGAACTTCTTGGAGTACCTAAATCTGTACTTAGAGGTAGAGAAGAAGTAGATGAACTTAGAGAACAAAGAGCAATGCAACAACAAATGCAACAAGAAATGATGATGCAACAACAACAAGCTGAAATAGCAGCAAAACAAGGTTCAGCATTAAAAGATATGTCAGGTGCAGAAACACAAGGTGTATTAGAGCAAGTTGGTCAAGCTGTAGAAGAAGAAAGTGCAGCAATAGATTCAGAGGTTGCAAATGAACAATAAGACTTCAGAACAAGAATTAAAACAACAAAAAATAGATTATCTTGTAACATTTAGCTCCAAAGAAGGAGAAAGAGTTTTAGCTGATTTAACATCAGCTTATTATCATAGGAGTTCTTTTAGTAAAGATCCTTATGAAACTGCTTTTAAAGAAGGGCAAAGGGCAGTAATAGTCAGAATAATTAATCTTTTAAAGGAGGATAAAACACATGACTGACGAACAAACGACCACAGAAGTGGCAGATAACCCCGTTACAGAACAAAATTCAGAATCTGTATTAGGGTCTGGCATAAGTGATAATCAAACACAAACTGATTGGAAATCATCTTTGCCAGAAGAATTAAGAAATGAACCAACTTTGCAAAATTTAAATGATGTAGAATCATTAGCAAAGACTGTAGTTCATCAACAAAAAATGATAGGTAATAGAATACCATTACCTAAAAACGATGAGGAAAAAGCAGAACTTTACAATAAGCTGGGTAGACCAGATGATCCTGCTAAATATGAGTTTGAAATACCAGAAACTCATAAACCATATTTTGCAGAACCATCTATAAATGAATTTAAAAATGTTGCACATCAGATTGGTTTAAACAATGACCAAGTAAAAGCATTAATTGATTATCAAGTCAATGAAATGAATAATGCTGCTGACATGGAACAATCTGAATTGTCAGTAAATCGTGAACAAGTAGAACAATCTTTAAAACAAGAATGGGGTTTTGATTACGACAAAAATCTTAGATCTGCACAAAGAGCTATTGATGTTTATGGTGATGATGATTTAAAACAATTATTAAATGGACCTACGGGCAATGATCCTGCTATAGTAAAATTATTTGCTAGACTTGGTGGAGAAGTTACTGAAGAAATGGCTAAAAATACTCAAAATAATAAATTAAGTGTATCGCCATTAGATGCTAAACAAGAAATAGAGCAAATAATGAATGATAACAATAATCCATATTTTGATGCTAGTCATAAAGATCATTTAACAATGGTTGAAAAAATGCGTCAATTACATGAAAAAGCATTTGGCAATAGTTAATTTTTTATGATATAATTTGCGTACCTAGTTCGCCCTATTAGGATAACGAATCGGTAGCCGATGTGGCTATAAAACATAGGTTTCCCGTTAAGGATAAAGACCGATTTATAAAAATTTTTTAATAGGAGGACTGAATTATGTCAGTACAAATTACAACAGCTTTTGTCGAACAGTATAAAAGCAACGTATTTCATTTGGCTCAACAAAAAGGTTCAAGACTAAGAGATGCCGTTAGAACAGAAACAGTTCAAGGGAAATCACATTTCTTCGAAAGAATCGGCTCAGTTGCAGCACAATTAAGAACGTCACGTCATTCCGATACTCCTCGTATGGATACACCACATTCCAGACGTAAAGTAACAATGGATGATTATGACTGGGCAGACTTAATTGACAACGAAGACAAAGTAAGAATGCTTATTTCCCCACAATCAGAATATGCACAAGCAGGTGCATGGGCTATGGGTAGAGCAATGGATGATGCTATTATTACAGCAGCTACAGGTTCATCATTAGGTGGCGTAGCTGGTGGTTCATCAATCGCATTACCATCAGGAAACAAAGTAGTACATGGTAGTGCAGGGTTAAATCTTGCAAAACTACTATCTGCTAAAGAAATCATTGATGCAAATGATGTAGATCCAGAAGAAGAAAAATTTATTGTATGTTCAGCAGGTCAGATCACAGACTTGTTAAATGTTACACAAGTTACATCTTCTGATTTTGCTACAGTAAAAGCATTAGCACAAGGCGAAATTGATACTTATCTAGGATTCAAATTTATCCGTTCACAAAGACTGGGAACAGATAGTGATGGAAACAGACAGGTATTAGCATTTTGTAAATCAGCAATAGGACTTGCAGTTGGAGCAGATATTTCAACTAAAATTTCCGAAAGAGCTGATAAGAATTATGCAACACAAGTATTTCTATCTATGACTATCGGTGCTACTCGTATCGAAGAAGAAAAATTAGTAGAAATTGCCTGTACGGAATAAAATTTAAAACAAGGAGGACATTAACATGGCCGTAACAACACAAAATAGCACAGAGTATGCAAACGCAATAGCTACTCCACTAGTAACAGCAAACGCTGTAGCTGATAAAGGTAAACTAAGAACATTACAGTTTACACATAATCAAAGTGGAGTTGGTGACGCAGGTTCAACTGTTACCCTTGGGAAACTCCCTGCAGGTAGAGTTAAACTATTAGGTGGCCTTTCAAGATTCTATTGTAACTGGACAGCAAGTTCACAAACAATGGATTTAGGATGGGCAGCTTACGAAGATTTAGATGGAACAGCAGTAACTGCTGATCCAGATGGTCTAGTAGATGGTTTAGACGTTGATACTGTTGGCTACTTTACAATGGAAGGAAACACTGCAGCAGGTAAACTGCTTGGTGGAAACTACATTTTTGAAAGTAAAAAAGGAGTTACCATCGTAGCGAAAGCCGTTGGTGCTTTGGCAGATGATGATGATTTAGTTGGTACAATTACTTATATTGTAGACTAAATTTAAACATTGAGGGTAGTGTAAAAGCTACCCTCTAAAGGATAAAAATGGCAACTGAAGTTTCAATATGTTCAAACGCACTTAGAAAATTAGGGGATGACCCTATTACATCTCTTACTGATGATACAGAAAGAGCAAGACTTTGTAATAGTTTTTATGAATCATCAAGAGATTCTTGTTTAAGATCACACCCTTGGAATTTTGCAATAACTAGAGCAACCCTTGCACAATTGTCAACAACACCAGCTTATGGTTTTGCATATCAATATGCATTACCTACAGATCCATATTGTTTAAGGGTATTAGAAATGGAATTCCAAGATTATATATTTAAAATAGAAAATTTAGCAACTGAAGGTAGAGTGTTATTAACAGACGAAAGCACAGCAAAAATACTTTACATTGCTAGAATAACTAATACAACATTATTTGATTCTTTATTTGTAGACTTACTAACAGCTAAACTTGCAACAAATTTAGCTTATGCAATAACTGGAAGTCTAAAGGTACAGGAACAAATGTACGCACTTTATACAAAAAAACTTTCTGAAGCACGAAGTGTTGATGGACAAGAAGGGTTTATTGATGACCTTGTTTCAGATACATTTACAGATTTTAGAAAAGGTTTTTAATGGCTAGAGTACACCCTATACAAACTAATTTTACTCGTGGTGAAATAAGTCCACGAGTTTTTGGACAAGTTGATTTTAAAGGTTATCCAAATTGTGTAGAAACTTTAGAAAATATGACTGTGTTTACACAAGGTGGAGCAACACGAAGAAGTGGCACTAGATTTGTAACAGAAGTAAAAGATTCTTCGGCAGTAACAAGATTAATACCTTTTGAATTTAATGTAGAACAAGCATATGTTTTAGAATTTGGTGAACAATATATAAGATTTTATAAAGATAATGGACAAATAGTAGAAGCTGATAAAACTATATCGGCTATTACCAAAGCAAATCCAGCAGTAGTAACAGCAACTTCACATGGATATGCCGATGGCGACCATGTATGGATTAATAATGTTGTAGGCATGACAGAAGTAAACGGAAGAAGATATACTGTAGCAAACAAAACAACAAATACATTTCAATTATCTGGCGTAGATTCTACTAACTATACAACATATGGTTCAAATGGCGATGCACAAAAAGTTTATGAAATTGCAACACCATACACAGCAGCACAAGTTTTTGATTTAAGATTTGCACAATCAGCAGATGTAATGTATATAGTGCATCCAGAACATGAACCAGAAAAATTATCAAGAACTGGGCATACATCATGGACACTTGCAGATGTAGATTTTGGTGCGACTGGTCCTTATTTAGATGTAAATACAACTACAACAACATTGACACCAGCATCTTCTGCTGTTGCTACAGGTGTAAATATAACTGCATCAGCAACAACAGGTGTTAATGGTGGAGATGGTTTTCAAACTACAGATGTTGGACGAATTTTAAAATTTAATAGTGGTGAAGCTAAAATTACAGCAAGAACTAATACAACAGTTGTTGTTTGTACTATAACAAAAGCATTTTCAAATACAGATGCAACAGTAGGATGGCAGCTTGGTGCATTTTCAAATACAACTAAATTTCCATCTACTGTTACATTTTATGAACAAAGACTTTTTTATGCTGGAACAACATCGCAACCACAAACTATTTTTGCATCACAATCTGGTTTGTTTGACAATTTTGACGTAGGCGATTCAAGTGCAGCAGATGCTTTTATATATACTATTGCAACAAATAAAGTAAATGTTATTAGATTTTTATCACCAGCTAAAGATTTAATTGTAGGAACAGCAGGTGGTGAATTTAAAGTTGGACGACCTTTAGGAGAACCATTAAAACCAGATAATGTAAACATTACACAACAAACAACTTATGGATCACATACAACTGAACCTATACAAATAGGTGGTGATGTATTATTTGTACAAAAACAAAGAAAGAAAATAAGATCATTTGAATTTAGGTTTGCAGATGATACATACATTTCACCAGATTTAACATTACTTGCTGAACATATAACAGATACAGGAATTGTAGATGTAACTTGGGCACAAGAACCAGATCAAATATATTATGCAGTAAGAGATGATGGCATATTGTTAGGTATGACTTATACAAAAGAACAAGAAGTATTAGGTTGGCATAGACATATTATAGGTGGTAAAGCAACAAATTGCACAATTACAGTTACAGATTATGCCAACATACAATCTGGTACTAAACTTACATTTACAAAACGAGATGGTACAGAAGTTACATTTACATCTACTACAGGTACAGCAGGTACAAACGAATTTCAAACAGCAACTAGCAATAATACTTCTGCAACAAATTTAAAAAATACTATAAATGGCCACGCAGATTTTACAGCTACAGTCGCTTCTAATGTTGTAACTGTATCAGAAACAACACCAGAATCTACTGGGTATTTAATTGTAACAAGTCAAGATGTTATTAGATTAGCTAAAATAAACGAAAATCAAGCAAAAATAAAATCAGTAACGTCAATATCTGAAGCAACAGAAAATCAAGTGTGGGTAATTGTAGAAAGAATTATTAATGGTTCAACAGTAAAATACGTTGAATATCTTGACAATACATTAAATCAAGATTCTGGACTAGCAGGAACAGTAACAGGATCTAGCACTAAGGTTACAAGTCTTGACCATTTAGAAGGTGAAACAGTACAAGTTTTAATAGATGATGCTGTATATCCAAAACAAAAAGTTACAAATGGAGCAGTAACAGTTAGTTTACCAAGCACGTTTGCAACTAAAACAATAGAAGTAGGATTAGGATACGAATCTACATTAAAAACATTAAGAGTAGAAGCAGGTTCACAAGTAGGTACTGCACAAGGGTCAAAAAAAAGGTATAATGAAGTAATTGTTAGATTACATGAAACAATAGGTGCAACTATAAATGGCGACCAACTTCCTTTTAGAAGTTCGGCTAACAATATGGGTGAACCAATACCAGCATTTACAGGAGATAAAAGAGTTTCTAATTTAGGATGGAATAGGGAAGGTCAAGTTACTATTAAACAAACACAACCTTTACCTATGACTGTCTTGTCTGTAACAGGCACATTAGTAACAAGTGATTAGATATGGCATTTTGGTTAGCAGCAGCAGCAGTAGCATCAACAGCAGTTTCTTTTATGGGTTCTTTAAATCAAAGTAGACAACTCCGAGCTGCTGCAAAAGCAGATAAAAATACAAGAATTAACCAGAAGATGCAAGAAAATATAATTGCTGCAGAACGAGCACAATTATTTATGAGTGAACAAAGAGCAGCACAAGGAGCAAGAGGTGTTGCAATGGGTCAAGATTCTCCTTTGCTAGAAATAAATAATACAGTAGATGATGTTGAAGATGAATTTAGTGTTATAAATTCACGATTAACAAATGATTTAAACCAAATTGATTTTAGACTAGCAGGAGCTTTAGCAAAAGAAAGTTTTAATAGAGGTGTTAATTTAATACAAGGTGCTGCAATGAGTTATTATGCTTTTAAAAGTCCAACACCTGGTGCTCAACCAAGCAATTTATCTACACCTACAACATTTATGGGTTCAGGAACAGGACCAGGACCTGGTGGACAAAGTTATGGTTATGAATTTAATAAATTTTTTAATAAATATTCACGTAGGAGTTATTACTAATGTCCATAAAACCTCCTAGAAAAAACAAAACTGAAACTCTTATTGGTCCATCAAATTATTTAAATATTGCTCAAGGTAATAGATTACCTGTTGAAAGAGCAACAAATGTAATTAATACTTTAATTCAAAATAAAATACTTAAAGATGAAAAAACAGAAAATTTAAGAGTCAATCTAAAAGTACAAGATGAAACTGCTTTAGCAGCAACTAGGGTTCAAAAATTAACTGATGATCTTAAAAATAATCCTAATGCAGCTTTTCTTACTGAACAACAATTAAACAATTCATTTAATAAACACGCAGAAAAAGAATTTAAACTTTTAAGAGATATGCAAAAAAATGATCCAAATGCTGCTAAATTTCTTTTTTCTAATATTCATACTGTTTTAAACAATGGTAGAAAAGATTTTTTTAAAGTTAAAGATAATTTTTTAGGTGTAAGAGCAAACCAAGCAATTCAAAATTCTCCTACATATATAAAAGATGAACTTGCTAAATATAAAGGTAATTCAAAAGTTCAAATGTTAGATAACATAAAAAATGTACATTTAATTAATATGCAAGGTTTTGCTATTAATTATAAAAACGACAAATTTAATTTAGAAGAAGCAAAACAAAATGCAACATTAGAAACATTAGAACAACTTTTTATAGAAGGTAATAAAAATGAAAAAACTGGCAGAATAAATTATGACAAGATTATAAAAACATTAAAAGATCCTAAAGAAAAAGCTATTTCTGGTTTGCCATTTGGCAATTTAATGTCAGAAGAAAAACCAGGATTAAAAGCTAAAAGTTATCGTAATGCTTTAATTGAAAGAATGACTGACTTAAAAGACAAACAATTAAAACAAGAAAAAATATTTTTTGACAGTCAAAATAAGAAAAAATTAGCAGAAGGTGAAGAACTTCTTAGAAATGCTTTGAATGATCCAGATTATATAAAAAAAATTAAAGCTTTAAAAACATTCTACTATCAAGAAGGAAATTTAGATGGCCCAACTATCTATAACCAATTACTAGAAACAGCACGTACTTTTGTTAAAGATGGAACAAGAACTACATTAACAGAGTATAAAGCAATTGCATTTATAGACGATAAAATAAAATTAGCTGGAACACCTGATGGTATTAATTCTGAATATAAAAAATTTGTTATACCTGGTATAGATAACACAGATAAATTTCCAGAAGGACATAGTATTCTAGAAAGACTTGGAATGGACGGACCTGGTAGTGTTGATTTCGAAACATATCAAAATTTTAAACAAAAATTAGAAAAATCACCAATAGGTCAAGCTAATATAAGATTTGATGATGAAGTAAAAAATCAAGTGTCACTTTTAATAGGTTCAAATTTAGGAAATTTAATTTCACAAGATGTTATAGATAGAGTTATGTCAATTAAAACTGCAAAACTTAGAAAAATTTTAAGTAAAAAATTAAAAGATGGTATAACAGAAGATGAATTATTTAGTCCTGGCAATCCTAATTTTATATTTGATCCTCGTGGATTAATGTTACCATTTGTAGCTACAGCAGAAGAAAATGAAAAATTGCAAGATGAAAGTTATGGTGATGGCCAACTTACAGATGAAGAAAAAAGATTATTATTACAAAATCAATCTTTTGATCCTGATGAATTAAAAAAATCTGATGATTATATAGATGTAGAATCAGAAAATCAAAAGAATTTAGAAAAAGCAATAAAAATTTTAAGAGATAAACCTAATACTGTAAACATTTTTATAAAATATTTTGGTGAAGAAAATGTTCCAGATGATTTAAAAAATTTAATAAATAAAGGTCAAGAATAATGGCAGTTGTTGATCCTTACAAAGACTTAGAATTAAAATCAACAGACCCTTATTCTAGTTTAGCACCTAAAAATAATTCTGAAGATCCTTATAAAGATTTAGCACCTTACGAACAAAAAAAACAATTTAATTTTGATGAAACTATGCAAAAAATGAATTTAACATATGGTGCAGCTCGAACAGCTTGGAAAAAAATATTTGGTGAAGAATTTGAAGGAAGTAAAATTTATGAAAGAGGAATAGGCATTAGTGTAGGTAATTTAGATAAAAATTTAAGAGTACAACTAGGAGAAGAGGTAACACCTCGACCTGTAGAATCTCCTTTTGATCTATTTGGTGGCACTACTACATATAATATAGACAATACAAAAAACATTCCTTATCAAAGTGCTATTGCAGATCCTGGCGAAGATTATAAAATAGGAGAAAAATTTTTAGAAAGAGCTTTAACAATGGCAGTAGATTTGCCATATTCTATACCTGGTTTAATTATGGGTGCTTTAACTCCAGGAGGTCCTAGAACTAAACTTGGTGTTGGTAGTTTTAATGCTGCATTTGTACCTGAATCTTTAAGAGCAACATATATACAAGCATTAACTAGACCAGATGATGTTAAAAATTGGGAAGAATTTTGGCAAATTTATATACAAGAAGGAATTAAAGAAGGAGTAAAAGCAGGTGCAAGAGTAACTGCAGGTGTTGTAGGTCCACAATTTTTACCTATAAAAACTTTAACTGGTCCTATAACTAAATACATACCTACACAAAGTTTTATAACTAATTGGGCAACAAGTCTTGCTGCATCACAAGGAATGGGTAGAGCATTAAATGGACAATTTGATTCTAAAGAAGATATTATAATTGAAGGTATGTTTTGGACAGCAAATGGTTTTGGTGCTAGAAGAAATAAAATTAAAAATATGATTACAGACGAACAAATTAGAACATCAAAAATTAGAAGATTACAAATTCTTGATGAAGTTGCAAAAGACCCAGTAATGTTTGAAGATTTAATAAGTAAAAATATAAAAGTATTTAGAAAAAATACTGACGATTTTTTAGCATCATTAAAACCTACAAAAGTTCGTAAAGGTTTTGAATTAATATACGATGAAAATGTTTTAAAAGTAGTAAAAGAAACGCAAGAAGTTGCTGTAGTTAAATCAAAACAAAATTTTTTAGAATACGAATTTATTCAAGAAATTTTAAATAAAATAGTGCCTAAAGAAATGAAACCAAAACTCAAAAATTTAAATAGAGATGAAGCAGCATTGTATTGGCTTAATCAATACGACCCAATGAAAAGACAAGTTAAAAAATATGGTAAAAGAGATACATGGGATCCAATTGATCCTGAAACACAATTCTTAATGCAAAGTGGAAATTTTGCTGAAGCAGCATATATTTTAGAATATGGTTATAGAACTAAAAATGGAGTGCAAATAACTGAACCATATGCTGCAATACTTAATGAAATACAAAAATCTAAGACATTAAGACAAGATTTATTAGATGCTTATATGTCAGCATTAGATGATATACAAAGTGTAAAAGAAGGAAAAAAACCTAAATATAATCAAGAGTCAGCAAAAAAAACTGTAGAACTATTAAAAAAACAATACGAACCTTTTAGAAAAAGAATACAAAAAATAAATGAAGCTAATTTAAAAATATTATTAGATGGTAATTTAATTACACAACAATTGTATAATAAATTATTAACTAGAGAAACGTATGCACCAGCTAGAGGAATTAAAATTAATGAAGATGGCACACTAACACAAAAAGGTTCTGGCAAACCTATACAAACTAAAGAAGGAAGTACACAAGACATCTATAGTCCTTCTTATGCTATAACTGAAAATATTTTTCGTTTTAATGATGCTGCAAGAAAAAATATGGCATTAAAACAATATTTTGAATTTGTTGAAAAAGCAAGAAAAATAAATCCTGATGATCCTACTTTGCCTATAAGATCAAAAGGGTTTAAAGCAAGAAAATTAACTGCAAAAGAATTAGAAAAAATTATGGATAAATTTTTTGAAGGTGATGATACTACTAGTTTTACTATTTTTACAAAACAATCTGATAAAGCTCAAAATCTTGTTACATATTATGATAAAGGAAAAGCTGTTACATATAAAGTTTCAGACCCATTAGTGTATAAAGCATTGCAAGGATTAGATGCTAGTGAAATAAATATGTTTAAAAATGTAGCACAAGGAGTAACTAAACTAAGAAGAGATTTTGCTGTTCTTGACCCTGAATTTCAAACAATTGCAATAGTAAAAGATATGGCTATAGCACCAATTGTATCTAAAGTAGGATTGCAACCATGGGATGTTGCTTTAGGAATAATAGGACAATTAAAAGGCAGAGCTTTTGATACACCTTTGTGGAAAGATTATGTTGAAAGTAGAGCTTTAGGTTCTGATATAAACTCTGTATTAGAAACTTATAAATTTAGTAATGCTTTTAAAGATCCTAGAGCACTTAAAAATGAAATTAGTTTTAAAACAGTAACAGTAGATCTTTTTAATAAAACAAAATTTGTTTTTAGAGATTTAATTGGAACTACAGTAGAAAATGCTACAAGGTTTAGAGAGTTCCAATTATCATATAAAAAAGCAATTGAAGCAGGAAGAACACGAGCAGAAGCATTAGATATAGCAGGTTTTTATGCAAAAGATATTATAAATTTTTCAAGAGCAGGGTTGTATGGTCGTGCTTGGAATAGATATAGTGCTTTTTTTAATGCTAAAATACAGTCAGCAGCTAAATTTACACAAATTATTCAAAACCCAAAAACAAGACGTAGTGCAATTGAATATGGATTAATGTATTTAACATTGCCTACGATATATACGTTTTTAGCAAATTACGATGATCCAGAATGGATTAATAATATTAGTGATTATAAAAAGAAAAGTGGAAATCAAATTAAAACAACTCATAAAGGCGATGCTCTTTTTATACATACACCTCATGCTTGGGGAGAATGGGGTTTAATATTTCAAGCTATACCAAAAGCAGCATTAAATTGGGTACTTAAAACTGACAAGGATGCAATAAAAAATCTTTTTACAGACGAAGTAGCTAAATTTGGTTTTTCAACATTAGGAACAGCAATTCCAGATGCTATTAAAGGTCTAATAGAAACAATAATTAATAAAAAGTTTTGGAATATGACACCTGTATATAGTGCTAAAGATGAAAAATATGTTGATGGATATACACCTGATTTAAAAGTATCAGAAGTATCTAGGTTAATATCTAAATATTCAGGATTACAAGTTAATACTTTGTCTTTTGGAATAATAGATGATTGGGAAGGATTTAATCCTAAAGTTATTGATTATAATATAAAAGCAATGGGTTCAGCAGTTGGTACTGGGTTTTTAAATGGGTTAGATCAAATTTTAAGAAAATCAGGAATAGTGCCAAGACCTCCTGTTCCTTATTCTGGCAAATTAGTTAAAGATATTGATAAATTGCCTTTATTAAAAAAAATATTTATAACTAGCAGTCCTAAATATAATTCAACTGCAAACAGAAAATTTTATAATTATTACAAAGAATATCAAAAAACTCACTTTACTGCACATGATGCTCTAAAAAGAGGTGATAGAGCAACTTTTAAAAAATTATCAAGAACACCTGAATATAAATTGTATAAAAGATTAAATAAAGTTGCAAATGCTATATCAAAATACAAAGCTGAATATGATAGATATACTTTAATGCCAAAAGATAAAATTACTGACAAACAAAGAATAGCACAACAAGAAAAAGCTTTAAAAAATATAATTAAAACTGCATGGTATGGAGTGTATGTAATTGAAGGCAAAACTATACAAACTCAATCAATGCGTAGGGATGCAAAACAACCAGAGAAAAAAACAGGAAAACAAATAATATCAAATTTTCTTTTTAAAGAAAGAGAAAATGCAGATCCTTATAGTGAATTAGCACCTAAATGAATAGTAGAAAAGTAACAAATTTAATGATAAAATATAGAGGAATATAAAATGGCAATATCAACAACAATAATTAAGAATAGTTATAGTGGTGACGGGTCTAACGATACCTTTGCATATGCCTTTAAAATCTCTGCAGATGCAGATTTACAGGTTATTATAAGGTCTGCTCTAGGTGTAGAGACTGTTAAAACCCTTACTACTGATTATACAGTAACTGGTGCAGGTAATGCAACTGGGGGTAATGTAGTCTTTGAATCAGGGGATATACCTACAGCTACAGAAACAGTAGTAATTAGAAGAAAGACAACCCAAACACAAACACTTGACTTAGTAGAAAATGACCCATTTACTGCTGATTCTGTGGAGGGTGCTTTTGATAAGAACCTTGCAGCTATTCAAGAATTACAAGAAGAAGTTGATAGGTCTTTTAAAGTATCAAGAACTAACACTATTACATCATCTGAATTTACTTCAAGTGCTACAGATAGGGCTAGTAAAGCATTAGGATTTGATACTTCTGGAGATTTAACTACAATAGCAGATTTCCTACCACAAGGTGGCGATTCTGCATTAATGACATATTCAACTACTA